GGTCACCACCATCGCCGAGCGTGTGCAGACCAGCACCGACAGTGCTGAGACGCGCTTTTCATTTCTCGAAAGCGAAATCGCCACGCTGAATCAGCGCCTGATCGACCAGGCAACCACAACCGGCGCGAAGCTCAGTGCGATCACCGCCACCCTGGACAAAACACCGGATGGGACGCAGCCGCGCCGCACGCTCAGCACCGGCGGCGAAGGGGCATCCGTCACCCTGACCGACTGCTAATCCGACCAATTTCACAACAGGAAAACACCATGCGTAAAGAGACACGTTTCAAGTTTAACCAGTACCTGACCCGCCTCGCCGAGCTGAACGGCATCGGGGTTGAAGACCTGAATAAAAAATTCAGCGTTGAACCGTCAGTAACGCAGACGCTGTTTGAAAAAATCCAGCAGTCGTCCTCCTTTCTGCAACAGATCAACATGGTGGTGGTGCGCGAGCTGACCGAGGAGAAAGTCGGCATCGATGTTAACGGCACCATTGCCAGCACCGCCGACACCGACAACGGTGTTAAGCGCCAGACCGCCGATTTTTCGAAGATGGACGCCTATCGCTATTTCTGTAAGCCGGTGAACTTCGATTACCACCTGAAATATAACAAGCTTGATTTGTGGGCGCGCTTTCAGGACTTCCAGACCCGCATCCGCGACGCGATCGTCAAACGTCAGGCGCTGGACTACATCACCATCGGCTTTAACGGCGTAAGCCGTGCGGCAACCTCTGACCGCCAGAAGAATCCGCTTCTTCAGGATGTGGCGGTGGGCTGGTTGCAGAAATACCGCAACGACGCGCCCGAGCGCGTAATGCACAACGTTACAGATGAGGCCGGGAAAATCCTTGCTGAAAAAGTCACCGTGGGTAAAAAGGGATACTACAAAAATCTCGATGCGCTGGTTATGGATGCGCAAGAGTCGCTGATTGCTGAAATCCACCGCGAAAACCCGGATATGGTCGTGATTTGTGGTCGCCGCATTCTGACCGACAAATATTTCCCGATGATCAACAAATTCCAGCCCAACAGCGAGCAGCTCGCCGGTGAGCTGATTATCGGCCAGAAGACTATCGGCCATTTGCAGGCGGTGCGCGCGCCGTTCTTCCCGGCTAACGCCATTCTGATCACCACGCTGGATAACCTGTCTGTCTATCTTTATGAAGACGGACACCGCCGCCACCTCATCGAAAACCCGCAGCTCGACCAGGTGGAAAACTACGAGCAGGTTAAAGTCGATTTCGTTATCGAGGATTACGAAGCCGGGTGCCTGATCGAGAACATCGAAATCCTTGAGCCGGAAGAGAAAGAGACGCCGGAAGCGGACTCGACGATGGTGTTTGCGCAGGAACTGGCGAAAGCCATGAAAGCAATTGCATCCGGTGACGCCCCTGCCACCTCCTCTACCGGCGAAGGAGCGTAAACCATGTTGAGCCCCGCGCAGCGCCACATGATGCGGGTCTCGGCCATGAAGGCCGCGCAGCGGGATAACGCCCCGCTTCGTCATGCCACGCCTTACGAGCAGATGCTCGTCAAGCTGGCCGCAGACCGCAGAACGCTCAAAGAAATTCACTCGAAAGAGCTCAAGGCAGAGAAAAAACGCGACCTGCTGCCGTTTTATCTGCCGTGGGTAACTGCCGTGCTGGAAAACGGCACCGGTGCGCAGGATGACATTCTGGTGACGGTGATGCTGTGGCGTCTCGATGCCGGTGATCTCCCCGGTGCGCTGGAAATCGCCCGCTACGCCCTGCGCTACAGCCTCTCGATGCCGGAGAAACACGCCCGCACCGTGCCTTACATGCTGGCCGAAGAGGTGGCGCTCGCTGCTCTGCGCGCCCGCGATGCGGGTCAGCCGGTGAGTGCGGCGATCCTGCTTGAGACCCTCAGCCTGACCGCGCAGTCGGATATGCCTGATGAGGTGCGTGCGCGCCTGCATAAAGTCACCGGCCTGACGCTGCGTGATGTGGGTCAGCTTAATGACGCGATGACCCATTTGCAGCGCGCCGTACAGCTCGACCGCAATGCCGGAGTGAGGAAAGACATTGAGCGCCTCACGCGGGAACTGAATCCGAAGCCCGCCGCCGCAAAGCCTGCGCCGAAAGCGCCCGAGAAAGCTGCACAAGCGAAAAAAACAACGACGCCGGTGAAGCGTGGGCGGGGTCGCCCGCGCAAGGTCACCGGTTAAAAGAATGCGCCCCGCGCCAGGGCGGCACGCCGGTCAATGAGGGATTTTCCCTGTCTGCGACCGGCGTCCACCGCCCACCCTTTCTGAGGTAGTCATGACGACGCTGATTATTAAAAACGATGTACCGCAGCCGGGCAGGACGGTTGTTATCCCGCCGAACGTGGACAGCGAGCCGGTGATTGAAAACACCTTTTTCTTTCCCGCCATCGACCCGAAGCGCGTGCGCGAACTGATGCGCCTTGAGCAGACCATCGCCCCGGCACGGCTGCGCAACGCCATCAAAACCGGCATCGCCGAGACCAACGCGGAGCTTTATGACTGGCGCGAAAGCCAGATTAAGGCCGGGTTTGCCCGCCTCGCGGATGTGCCGTCGGACTCGCTCGACGGTGAAAGCGTGCGTGTTTTCCATTACGAGCGCGCCGTGTGTGCGATGGCAACCGCCACGCTGTACGAGCGTTATCGCGGCGTGGATGCGAGCGCCCGTGGTGACAAGAAAGCCGACAGCATCGACACCACGGTCGATGAGCTGTGGCGGGATATGCGCTGGTCAGTGGCACGCATCCAGGACAAACCGCGCTGCATCGTGGGGCAAATCTGATGAAAGCCATCGCGCACCAGGGCGACACGCTCGACGTTATCTGCGCCCGGTATTACGGGCGCACGGCGGGCATTGTCGAGACCGTCCTCGCGGTTAATCCGGGTCTGGCAGAGCTCGGGGCTGTGCTGCCGCACGGCACGCCCGTTGAACTGCCGGACATTCACACTTCACCTGTCGCGGAGGCCATCAACCTGTGGGACTGAATATGGAACGCATCGCCTCTTTTATCGCCTACTGGCTGAGTGCTGCACTGGCGGCATTTGGCGCGGTCACCCCGCAGGATTTCGCGGCTTACGCCGGTGTGATCGGCGTGGCGCTGACGGCAGGCGTTAACTGGTATTACCGCCGGAAAAGTTATGCCCTTCTGGCTCAGCTCGGACAACGCCCCCTCAGCAAGGAGATCGGTAATGTCATCAGTCGTTAAGCGTTGCAGTGTGGCCGCCGTGCTGTTACTGGCGGCACTGGTGCCGGATTTTCGTCTGCTTCACACCTCGCAGGACGGTCTCGCCCTGCTGGCTGACCTTGAGGGGTGTCGCCTGCGTCCCTACCAGTGCAGCGCCGGGGTGTGGACGTCAGGCATCGGACACACTGCCGGGGTGACGCCTGCGCGTGACATTACCGAACGGGAGGCGGCGACAAACCTTGTCGCGGATGTGCTCGGCACCGAGCGCCGTCTCGCGGTCTGCGCGCCGGTCGATATGCCTCAGCACGTTTATGACGCCGTGGTCAGCTTTGCCTTTAACGTCGGCACCGGCGCGGCGTGCCGGTCAACACTGGTGTATTTCCTCAACGAGAAAAAATGGAAACAGGCATGTGACCAGCTCCCGCGCTGGGTCTATGTCAGGGGCGTGAAAAGCACCGGGCTCGAAAACCGGCGACAGCGCGAACGCGATTACTGCCTGAAGGGGGCGCAATGAAAATACTGATTATTTTGCTGGTTCTGGCCGTTACCGGGTTGCTGTGGATGCGCCAGGAAAACAACACGCTACGCGGGTCGTTCGAGCGCGCAAACCGGGTTGCCGGCGAGCAAAAAAACACAGTCGGGATGCTGAAAATTCAGCTCAGTGTCGCCCATGACCGGGCGGACAAAAACGAACGGGCGCAGGTGGATTTGCGCCAGAAACTTGACGCTGCCAGCGTGCGGGAAGCCCGCCACGAGCAGACCATAACGAGGTTACTCAATGAAAATGATGCCTTTCGCCGCTGGTACAGCGCTGACCTGCCTGATGCTGTGCGCCGGTTGCACCACCGCGCCGCCTGCGCCAGTGCCGGTGACTGTCTACAGCGCCTGCCCGAAAGTCAGCCTCTGCCCGATGCCGGGAAGTGATCCGCAGACCAACGGCGATTTGAGCGCTGACATACGCAACCTTGAGCGCGCGCTGGAAAACTGCGCGCTTCAGGTCGAAACCATCAGACACTGCCAG